TAACGACTATGAACTAATTTCTCGGTATCGAGAAATGGTAATGCAACCCGAATGCGATAGTGCAGTAGACGATATCGTAAATGAAACAATTTGCGGTAATTTTGATGATGTACCAGTAGAGGTTGAACTATCAAACCTCAAGGCGTCGGATAAAATTAAAAAACTTATTAGAGAAGAATTTCATGAAGTAATGAGACTTCTTGATTTTGATAATCGTTCATATGAAATCTTCCGTCGTTGGTATGTTGACGGGAGATTATTTTACCATAAAGTAATTGACCCCAAGAATCCTCGTGAGGGTCTTACGGAACTGCGTTATATCGATCCTCGTAAGATTCGTAAGGTTACTGAGTATGAGGCAAAACGTCCAGAGCAATTGCGAGGCGTTGATATGAATACTCAACTCACACAGAAATCGGCAGAGTATTTTCTTTATAATCCCAAGGGTTTAAAAAATTCCACCAATCAAGGAATTAAAATTACTTCAGATTCTATTACATATTGCCACTCAGGTATTCAGGATTTGAATAAAAATATGACTCTTAGTCACCTGCATAAGGCGATTAAGGCAGTCAACCAACTGAGAATGATTGAAGATTCTCTGGTCATCTATCGTTTAAGCAGAGCACCAGAACGTAGAATTTTCTACATTGATGTTGGCAATCTTCCTAAGAACAAAGCGGAGCAATATCTTCGTGAAGTTATGGGACGCTATCGTAACAAGATGGTTTATGATTCAAACACTGGTGAGATTAAAGACGACAAGAAGTTTATGTCCATGATGGAAGACTTCTGGTTACCTCGCCGTGAAGGTGGTAGAGGAACAGAAATCTCTACACTTCCTGGTGGTCAGAATCTTGGTGAATTGGAAGATGTGAAGTATTTTCAGAAGAAACTTTATAAGGCACTTAATGTTCCTGGTTCACGTCTAGAAACAGAAACGACATTTAACATTGGTCGTGCTGCTGAGATTACTCGTGATGAAGTTAAGTTCCAGAAATTTATTGCACGTTTGCGTAAGCGTTTCTCTGAACTGTTTATGGATCTTCTGAAGACCCAAGTCATTCTAAAGGGTGTTGTAACTCTTGAAGAATGGGAAGATATGAAGGAGCATATTCAGTTTGATTTTATTGCGGATAACTATTTCACAGAACTCAAAGAAATTGAAATCCGTAATGAGCGTATGAATCAAGTCAACGTTATGGATCCTTATGTTGGTAAGTATTTCTCTGTAGATTATATGCGTCGTCAAGTTCTGAAACAAACTGAAACTGAAATCAAGGAGATGGATGAACAAATCAAATCTGAGATGGAAGCAGGTATTATTGCTGATCCTAATGCAGAAATGGATCCCGCTATGGCTGCTGGCGATGAAGGCGGAGGAGCACCAGCAGCAGAAGTAGCACCTAATGAGCAAGAGTCCGCAGTCGAACCATCAGATGCCCGCAGGGGTGAATTCTAAATAGACTAAATAATAAGACAGTGGGAACATATTATGCCTAGTGATATTGCGAAACAAATCGTTCAGCAAATTTTTAGTGATGACAAAGCAGCAGCGTTAGATTCAGTTAATCAAGCTATTGGTGCTGCCTCGTATGATGCAATTCAACAGCGTAAAGCTGAATTTGCTAAAAGTATGGGATTTGAATTAGATGATACTGCACAAGCATCTGCAGATGAAATTGCAGATAATTTACCCGATACGGGTGATGTGCAAGATGTAGATGTTGACCAACGTCAACCTCATGAACCTCCTGCTGCTGAGGCGTCTGCCGAAGAACAACCTGTAGAAACCCCCGAAGAAGACAATGAAACTGATAGCTGAAGAAATTACTCAAGTAGATTTTCTCTGTGAAGAGAAAGAAGGCAAGAAAAATTACTTCATCGAAGGTATCTTCTTGCAGGCAGAACTGCAGAACCGCAATGGTCGCATGTACAAGTTACCAACTTTACAACGTGAAGTTGCTAAATACAGCGAGAACTACATTCAAAAAGGGCGTGCCCTTGGAGAGTTAGGTCATCCCGATGGTCCTTCTATCAATCTTGATAGGGTGTCACATAAGATTGAATCTCTCAAAGAAGATGGAAACAACTTCATTGGTAGAGCAAAAATCCTTGATACTCCCATGGGTAATATTGCAAAGAACCTTCTTTCTGAAGGCGTCAGTCTTGGCGTTTCTTCTAGAGGCATGGGTTCTTTAGTCAAAAAAGAGGGTTGCAATATTGTCGCAGACGACTTTATGCTTGCAACTGCTGCTGATATCGTAGCAGATCCTTCTGCTCCCGACGCATTTGTTGACGGTATTATGGAAGGAAAAGAATGGGTTTGGGATAATGGCATCCTCAAAGAGTCTGCTGTTGCTCAACTCAAGACTGAAATCGATCAAGCAACTCTTATCAACTTGCAAGAAAGGAAAATTTCCGCGTTTTCAAGTTTTTTAAAGAGTTTATGATTTATAAATAAATAAAGACAACGCTAATGCATAACGGAGTTCAAACAAATGGCTGAGACCTCACTCGATAAAGAGTTAGATAACATGGAAGAAGTGACTGAAGGTTCCAACGTAATTACCAAAGATGCTAAACCTGGTGAGAAGATGGATTCTTCTGGCAATGGAAATGCACCTTGTGTAGTTGATGTTACTTCTGACTCGGAAGAAGGTGCTAAGGGCACCAAGAACGCAGGCGCTTCTGCTGCTAGAGCAGTAGGTAAAGCACCCGTTCCTTCTACTAAACCTTCAGACGCATCCGCTAAAATGGAGGGAACCGAAGATGAAGAAGAAGTCCTCACTGAAACCGAGTACGACTTTACTGAAGATGTTAACGCTCTTGTCGCTGGTGAAGAACTCTCAGAAGAGTTCCGAGTAAAAGCAGCAACAATCTTTGAAGCAGCAGTAACCTCCAAAGTAAATGCAGAAGTTACAGCGTTGACTGAAGCATTTGAAGCTACTCTTACCGAAGAGGTAGAGAAGGTTCAAACAGAATTGGCCGAGAAGGTAGACTCTTACCTCACTTATGCCGCAGAATCCTGGATGAAGGAAAATACTCTCCAGATCGAGCATGGTATTAAGACTGAGATGGCAGAGTCTTTCTTCAACGGCCTAAAAGGTCTTTTCTTAGAGCACAACTTTACGGTGCCCGAAGAAAAGTTCAACCTGCTTGATGGCATGGTTGAAGAGATTGATGATATGGAAGCTAAACTCAACGAGCAAATCGATGCTAATGTCTCTTTAAATAAGAGAATTGGCGAGTTTGTAAAAATGGAAATTGTGAACGAATGCGCTACAGGTCTTGCCGAAACCCAAAAGGAAAGGCTTCACCAATTAGCGGAGGGTGTTGAGTTTGAAACTGAAGAAGACTTTCAACAGAAAGTCGAGACGATTAAGGAATCCTACTTCACTAGAAAGGCTGAACTTGCAGAATCTGCAAGCGACCCCACCGAAGAAGTTTCGGAACCCCTTGTCGAAAACACAGAGAGCGGCTCGATGTCGAAATACGTCGATGCAATTGCTCGCTGGTCTAAATGATTGTTAATTAACTACTAAAACTGGAAACTAAAATGTCTTTACAACACCTCCAGGAGAAGTGGGCACCCGTCCTGAATCACGAAGCACTCCCAGCGATTGCTGATTCCCACAAGCGCGGCGTCGTTGCACAACTCCTCGAAAACCAAGAGCGTGCCCTTACCGAAGAGGCAGGTATGCTCAACGAAACTCTCCAGACTGCTGGTACAGGCGGTTTTGGCGCTGGTGCTACAGCAACAGGTCCTAATGCAGGTTTCGACCCCGTTCTAATCTCCCTGATTAGACGCTCCATGCCTCAGCTCATCGCTTATGATGTTGCTGGCGTTCAACCGATGACTGGTCCTACTGGACTTATCTTCGCAATGCGTACCAACTACGGTAGCGAGCGTGCTCCTGCTGCATCTGGTTACGACGAAGCATTCTTCAACGAGCCTAACGCTGGTTTCTCTGGCGGTCCTGGTGCATACGATCCTGGC